TAGCACCAAAAGCATCTGTCAGTATGGCACTGACGTTTACTGGTACAGCACCTGCGGAAGTAGCGATTAAATCAGGTAGTGGATTTGTTACAAACTATGATGGAAGTCTATATCGTTACGTATTAAAAGAAGATATGAAGGTATCTGTTGCAAACAATGTAGCAACATTTACTGATATACCAATATATGAAGGTTCTCAAATTGTCACCAATACTGTAGTTAGTACTGGCACAAGTCAAAGATTTATTATTGATAATTCTGGTGTTGATATTAGTACGTTAAATGTAAGAGTCTTTCAAGCAGCAAACTCAAGTATATTTAAAGATTACAAACAAGCAAACAATATATTAGATATTGGTGCAAGTGATGAGGTATACTTTATAAGTGAAATAGAAGACGAAAAGTATGAAATATTTTTTGGTGATGGTGTACTTGGGAAAAAACTAGAAAACGATAATGTAGTTCAAATGAGTTACATTATAACAAATGGAACTACTACTAACGGTGCAAAAACATTTGTATTCAATGGTTTAATGGAAGACGAGAATGGTGCTAATGTAACTCTCCCTTTCTCAATATCATCTATTAGTACAACATCAATAGCATCTGGTGGTGCGGATATTGAGACAATAGATAAAATCAAGTATAATGCTCCTAAATTCTATGGATCGCAGAACAGAGCAGTCACTGGTAATGATTATAAAGCGATTGTGCGGAACTTATATCCTGCAACAAGCGATGTTATTGTATTTGGTGGTGAAGAGCAAGTACCACCTGCATATGGCAAGGTATTTCTTTCCGTCAAACCTACTGAGGCTGCTTCACTCTCATCATTTACTAAGAATGAGTTAACAAATGAACTTAAGAATTATACAGTTGCGTCTATTAGACCAGAGTTTGTTGATCCTTCTATTCTATACTTAGAATTGACCAGTAACATATACTACACTGGTACAAAAACACAATCACTACCTACGGAAATTGCAACTAAGGCATCTACATCAATAGTTGAGTATCTAAAGACATCTCAGACTGAAAAGTTCAATGGTAAGTTTAGATACAGTAAATTTATTGGTGTCATTGATAATTCTGATACTTCTATCAACTCAAATGACACTAGTGTCATGATGAGGAAAGATTTTATAGCACAGATCAATGCATCTTCTTATTATGAGATATGCTATCAAAATGCTTTCTATGTTGATTGTAATAATCCTGTAGTATCATCTACAGGTTTCACAGTCTTTGAGTTTCCAACCTATACCTCATACTTAGAAGATAGAAATGGAAAAATAGTGCTATATAGACTAGATCCTGTAAGTGGTGATAAGATCTTACTGGATGATTCAGTTGGAACTATTAATTATGAAAAAGGTGAAATAGAAATGACTAATTTCACTATACTAAAGGGAACTTTCTCTGACAATCGTATTGAACTAAGAGTCAAACCCGCAAATAAAGATATTGAAGTTAAACGTGAGATGTATCTAGACGTAGATATATCAAAGAGTAAATTTGTAGCATATAAAGAAGACTAGGAATGCCTAAGACTGCTAATAGAATCTCATTTTTAATTGATTCTCAACTTCCTGATTTTATCAACGAAGAGTATGAACTGTTTGGAAAGTTCATACAGAAATACTATGAGCAGTTAGAAATTCAAGGGCAACCTTACGATATTATTGAGAATCTTGATACTTACCGTGATATTGATTTCTATGAACAGAACATACTTAGACAACATGATACTCTTGATGTTGCTATCACTAATTCTAGCGACACAATTGTATTACAAGATGCAACGAGTTTTCCAAAACAAGGTGGATACGTAAAGATTGATGATGAAATAATTTTTTATCAAACTAGAACTGACACTACGTTACAAAATTGTTCTAGAGGTGTAAGTGGTAATACCACATTAGGAGATCTTTATAGAACAAGTACATTTGTTACAACCCAAGCATCCAGTCATACCAATGGATCTAAGGTATTAAATATTAGTAACCTTTTCTTGTACGCATTAATTAAAAGTTTTGAGAGTGAGTACTTACAAGACTTTCCTGAAGCTTACCTGAATGATGCTGTTGATAAAAGAACTCTTATTAAGAATATAAGTTCATTCTATCAGTCAAAGGGAACTGATAAGTCAGTTAAGTTTTTATTCAAGTGTCTAGTTAAGGATGATCCAGAACCAGAAGTTGCATATCCACGTGACTTTACTCTTAAGAGTTCTGAATCTAACTGGGTTAACAACTATTCTCTAAAAGTTAAGGTATTATCTGGTACAGTAACTGATCTTATTGGTAAAACAATTTCTCAGACAACGCCGTTTGCATCTGCTGTTGTTGATAATGTACGTTTTAATGGTACATTTGATGGAGAAGATTTATATGAGATCATACTTAATGAAGCAAGTGTAAATGGACAGTTTTCTATTGCTGCAAGAACTAAGTTAACTGAGTCTATTCTAGTTACTGATACTGTAGGTGATAGAGTGGATGTAGAATCTACATTAGGATGGGATAAGAAAGGTGAGTTTATTATTGGTAGTGAGACGTTTACGTTTGAAGATAAGAATGTTAATCAGTTTGTTATAAAGAGCAGAGAGGGAACTACAGTATATCCTGTAGGAACTTCTGTAACCTATGGTGCAAATGTATCTGGATCTAATGTAACATTGTTAGTCTATGGTGTCTTATATAATGCGACTAATGAGACAAACGCACCATATTCAAATGCAGGTGATATACTTGAGATATCTGAGCCAGGTTTTGTAACAAATGATATAAAGATCTTTGATTCACAGAACAATCTTCGCTGGGCGTTGCCTGGTGCTTCTCCAGTAATTAGTGACTTAAACACCAATGTATCAGCCATCTATGAGGATGGTGAAGGTTATTACATAGCTTCTTCTGGTTTTCCTTCACATGCAGTGGGCACAGCAGGCCAGCCAGCTGGCGTAAAAGATCAGAAGCAATTAAAAATTATTAGAAAAACACCTATCTCTACAACTGAGACTTATGAAACTAAGTATAGAGATGTAGGTATCGCAACTAATGGAATACCATTTGCAAGTTATAAAGATTCTAGTGTTGTATTAAATGGTGCTCTTCAAACCATTACTGTCAACACTCGTGGTAATGGATATCTCAATGCTCCATACGTATTAGTTGATAATGTATCTGCACAAGCAATATCATCTCTATCTGGTCAGGTAGTACAATCAATAACAATTACTAATGCAGGTGCATATACGTCTGTTCCTACAGTTGAGATATTGTCTGGTAGAAATGGAACTGCTACTGCTGTTGTAACAAATGGTGTTATCACTAGTATTGCTGTTAACAATGCAGGTGAGTATTATTCTACTCCTCCTGAAGTTAGAATCACAGATAATTCAGGAAAGGGTAGATTTGCAGATTACGTAGCTAACATATCAAGCACTGGTGCTATAACTGGATTTACAAAAATCAATGGTGGAGATTTTTATACACAAGAAAATGTTGTAGTTGACTTGATTCCTGTTGGTTCTGGTGCAACTGCAACTGCAACTATTAGAGAGTGGAGAAAAGACAAGTATTTTATAAACAAGACTAATTTAGATTCTGAAAACGGATATTGGTTCCAAAACTACGATCCTTCTAAAGGATATGGATATGCTTATTATGCATCTCCCACTACATTGAGAGCAAATGATACTGGAGCATCTCATTCCCCTATTATAGGGTTTGCATATGATGGTAACCCCATATATGGTGCTTATGGTTATTCTAACCCACTAGACAGTTCTAGCACTGTCACACAAATGAGTCCTAGTTATTTTAGAAATTCTACTAGAGTAGGACCTAGCACAACTACGTATCCTTTAGGAACATTTATTGATGACTATACTTTCAATGATGGTTCTGGATCATTAGATAAAAATAATGGTCGTTTTTGTGTAACACCTGAATATCCTGAAGGCACTTATGCATACTTTACTACAGTTGATAGTAATGGTGATCCATTGTTCCCATACATTGTAGGTAAATGTTATTATTCTTTGCCTTTAGATTCAAATTATAATTCTGCGATGACTCAGGATGATCTACCAGTTGGTGCTAATAGATTGAGAACATCTGGTATATCTAAAAATGGTGTACAAGCAGTAGCAAAAATTGAAGATGTATCAAGAGGAACTGTATCATCCGCTACAATTGTAAGTAGTGGATCTAACTTTTCTGTTGGTGGTGGATTAGTGGTAGATGATAGTAATACAGAAGGATCTGGTGCTGCTGGTGAAATAGAATCTGTTAAAGGAAAAACTGTATCATCACTTGAATCTCAAACTACTAAAGCACTCTATGTTGAACTTACTAATAATGGATATCTTTTTGATGGTGATACTATTACACAGGCAAACACAGGTGCTACAGGTAAAATAGTTGGTAATATATTTACTGCAAAGAAATTTGCTTTACGTGCAGTAACAGGAACTTTTAATAGTACAGATGTACTATCATCCAATACTAAAGTACTTAATCTAATTCTTGATCAGCAGTCATCTTATACCAAAGGTGCTATTTTATCGTTTAGTGATGGTATTGCAGCAGCAGTAGCAACAGGTGAAGTACTAGAAACGACAATAAATCAAAACGCAGTCAAAATAAAAGTTTTGACAGGAACTTTTAGCGTTTCTACTACTTTATTCTTAACAAGTTCTAATTTAATTAATACAACAGGTTCTAAGATTGTTTCTATAACGTCTTTGAGTGAAAATCTTTCTGTTTTTAAAATACAAGATAATGTAGCATTATTAACTACATCTTCTGCACATGGTGTTGGTATCGGTGAAGAAATAAATGTTGATATTAATCCAGATGATACGTCATCTACAACAACATATTATGTAAGAAAAAGAGTATATCAAGAAGCGGTTCTCAAAACTTCAGTTATAGCAACGACTCTCAATGATGATAGTATTGGTAGATCTAGTATAGTAAACGGTGGTGGAGATTACACTGCTGGATCATACGTAGATATTGCATTATCTGGTGGTGCAGGTTCTGGTGCTAAAGCAACCATAGTTGTCTCTAGTGCTAAGGTTGTTAGTAGTGTTATATTAACTGACACAGGAACTGGATATAATAGATTTGATATTCTTACAGTTGGAGCAACTGATTTAGGTAAAGCAAACCCTTCAACCAAACCCGACCTTAAAGTACGTGTTGATCATGTAGGATTTGCAGCAGAAAACATCGTATTGAATGTTGCTAATTCTGATAATATCACAGTCAATGATTTTTTACAGATTGGTAGTGAAATTGTAAAGGTTACTGCTAAGAATAGCAATGCTTTGACTGTTGCAAGAGCACAAAACTCTACTACAGCTGTTGATCACTTTAATGGTGCTGCTGTTTCTGTATATAATTTTGGATATAATATCCCTCTTAATCATCCTGTAGGAAGTACTACGAATGATGCTAAGGTTATTTCATATGATCCATCTACTCAAAAGATAGTATTTGTATGGGACTACGATCAAACAGTATCATCAATCAATCAAATAACTTTATCAACAGTTTTTTATGATACTAGTGCTGATGTAAAATTAGTACAAATACAGTCTGTTACTGATCCTGATGTTTATTTTGAATTCTCATCTGACAATACTACATTTGTAAGAAATCAAATTATTGATATCAAAGAATATTACAAATATAAGTTTGACACATCTCATGTATCAATGAGTGGTGTTGGTTTTGATATATCTCCAAGTAGAAATTTCAATCTTATTACACCAGAAAAAACTGTAGCATCAAACAATTCATTTGTTGATCTTAAACTAGGTTTTGGATCAAGAGTATCTACAAACACATATAGTGTAAAACAACCAATAGTGTATACAAAATATTATTACTATGATAGAGATGGTGTAGTAAACTCTGAAATGTCTTATTTCAATGTTGTTACTGATCCTTTACAAGGAACTAAAAATTCTTTGTATGTTACAAATACACAAATTCTTTATTCTACTGAGACTCAAGCGTCGCATGATGGGACAGGTACAATATCTTACACATCAAAGTCTTTGTTTTCTGTTGGTGAAATTAATTCAGTTAAGATTACAAATATAGGTGGCGATTATAAAAAGATACCTATTGTAACTGGTATAATTGATAATGATGGTAATGTTGATACTAATGTAAGTTGTTTCTTAAACAGTACAGATATTGGTGTACCTAGAAGTATAAAAATTCATAATAATGGAGGATCTTATCATAGTGATCAAACAATAAAGTCTAGTATTAGATCTAACTATACATTTACTCTATCTAATTTTGTTACTGATGGATATAATGTTGGTGAGTATGTTGTGCAAAAGTCAGGATCAGTTGAGATTGCTAGAGCAAGAGTAACTTCATGGAGAAAAGGATCTAATTTACTAAACGTATCAAATGTCACAGGAATATTCAGAGAGAACCAACAAATTATTGGTTTGGCAGGTGGTAATACTGCAACTCTTGATAATATCAATTACACAGAGTTCACTCCTGTTATTAAAACTTACTTTGATAATATTGGAAAGTTTACTTCTGATGTTGGTAAAGTTAGTGATCAAA